ACGACGGCGTTTCAACAACTAGCATATTTCGCTCTCCGTTCAAACCCTATGTTTGAAATGGTTGCGGATGTGCGTTCAACTGCTCAAAGCCACAACGGTTCAGCAGTCCAATTCAACATTTACAACGATCTAGCGCAAGCAACATCAGCTTTGACTGAGGCTTCCGACGTTACCGCAGTACAGCTCGGTGACAGCACTGTGACTGTAACTCTTGCAGAGTACGGTAACGCTGTAGTCACAACAGCGAAACTGCGTGGCACTTCGTTCCTTAACGTAGACGCTGACGCTGCGAACATTATCGGGTACAACATGGTTGACTCGATTGACAAGATTGTGGCTGATGTCGCTAATGGCGGCACCAATGTCATTTATGGTGGCACTCGCACTTCGCGTGGCACCATCACTGCTACTGACATCATCACCGCAGACAAAGCCCGTCAAGCTGTAGCCGAACTTCGTTCAGCTAACGCACCTGGCTTTGAAAACGGCAACTACATTGGCATGATCCACCCTGACGTGGCTTATGACCTTCGCAGCGAAACCGCTGTAACCGACGTAATTGCTTTCCAAATCCGTCAAGATAGCGCCGCTGTTCGCAACGGCTCCATCGGCGTATTCGGTGGCATCGAGTTCATTGAGAACCCACGGGCAGGACTGATCGCTGATGGCGGCTCAGGAACTGTTGACGCATACCAGACTTTGATCTGTGGTCGTCAAGCGCTTGCCAAGGCGTTCTCACGAGCACCTGGCTTCGGTGAAGATCCTTCAGTGGTCTTCGGCCCAGTCACTGATACTCTCCGCCGGTTCAACCCGGTTGGCTGGTATCACCTTGTTGGTTATGGCCGTTTCCGTGAGGCTGCTTTGCAGCGCATCGAAACTGCGTCCAGCATTGGAGCTAACACCTGATAGTTAGCTTCTAAAAGATTTGGGGGGGTCGGGTTTCCCCCTTTCCCCGGCTCCCCCATTTCTTTGCTATTCTTGCATTTAAGCGAGGAATCAGTATGCCTAAAGTAAATGGAAAAAAGTACCCGTACACCGCTAAAGGTAAAATGGCGGCTAAGAAGGCGCGTGCTAAAAAGCGGAGTAAGAAGTAATGGCCGGTTCATCGAGTGATGGGAATGTCACGATTCGGCCCAAACCCATAACTGGGACCGGAGGAACTAAACGTGGCTAGTGGCCTTTACTGCCTGCCGATGGAATACAACCTGGAGCAGACAGCGAACTTTAATATTGATTTTAATGATACGACTGCTGATCGTTTCAAAGTTATGTTGACGACCAGCTCGTACACACCGAATTACAGCACTCATTCTGTTAAGTCTGATGTGACTAACGAGGTGTCTGGTACTGGGTACACTGCGGGTGGGAAGTCGTTGACTTCTATCACGTTTGCTACGAGTGGTGGGACTATCACTTGGGATGCAGCGGATGTTGAGTGGACTTCGAGCACGATTAGTGCTGCTCGTTACGCAGTGATTTACGATGACACGCTCACTAATAAACCGTTGATTGGGGCTGTTGATTTCGGTGGGGATTTCTCTACTACGGCAGGAACATTCAAAATTACTTGGAACGCAAGCGGAATTTTTACGCTTGACTTGACCCCGTAGGAGTAACTGATGGCAATTCCAACCTCCGGTTATCCAACAACACTTGACGATACGAACGCTACGCCTAGCGCAACAGTTGAATTTCCTCAACCAGCTTCGTCTACTGATTTAGATGCAACGAACGTTGAACATGATTTGTTGCACAAGAATCTGTCGTTAGCGATTGTTGCTTTGGAAACGAAATTGGGGATCACTGACTCGAACGCTACTGCCGGTACTTTGTTGAAAGGTACGGGTTCTGGTAGTTCGGAGTGGTCTTCTACGTTGCCTGCTGTGACTCTTGGGGGAGCTGTCACTGGCGGCGATCAGATTATGTCAACGGTTACGCATAAGGATTATTCCGAGACTGTGTATGCCGGTGGTAATACTGGTACTTCGCAAACGCTTGCGGAAACTAACGGCAATGTTCAGACGTGGACGATGAATGGCAACTGTACGTTTACTATGCCTTCTGGTTCTGGTTTGCAGGCCGGTACTTCGTTGACGTTGATTCTTACGCAGGACGGCACTGGTTCTCGTACTGGTGCGTTTACTGGTGTTAAGTGGGCTGGCGGTACGGCTCCTACGTTGACAACTACTGCCACAACTGGGATTGATGTGTTGACGTTTATTACGTTTAATGGTGGGGCTTCACCTGTTTGGTACGGGTTTGTGGCCGGGGCGGCAATGGCGTAATGCCTTTTGGTGCTGCTAAAGCAGCGTTACTTGGTGCTGCTGGTAGCGGCGGTGGTGGTATCGGTTGGGAGGCTATTTCTACAACCGTGGCAGATACCTCAACTGCTACATACAATTTTACGTCTATTCCGCAAACCTACAGAGATTTAAGGCTTGTTATATCAGCGGCAAGAACAGCGGTTTTCGGGGACAGGACGTTAATGTACGTTGATATTGGTAGCGGCATTGACACCGATTTAACAGATTACGGTGTGCGTACTGTAATGGGTAGCTCATCCTCGTATGGTTCTATGGCTGTAGTAACAGCCGACAATTACAACGGTGTTTTAGAGGACTTTCCCGGTCAACCAGATAACGGCGTCGGCATGTCGTCGATTATTGATTTTATGGATTACGCCAACACCTCAAAATTACCAACTGCGATTATTTGGCAAAATGGTGTAGGCCAAGGCACGTTTGCTTATCACAATGTGCACGCAGGCTGGAACTATGACGGTGCTGCGGGAGCGGTGACAGCGTTACGCATTACTCGCCCGACTACCACTAGCAACTATTACTACAAGGAGCCAACGACGTTTACGTTATTTGGTAGAGGGACGGCGGACTAATGGCTGACTTTGAAATAATTACTGAAGGCAAAATTAGTAACAGTACGACGAACAACATCCAGTTCACTTCGATCCCTCAGACGTACCAGCATTTAGAAATTACGGTTTCTTGGCGCAGCAACGCAGGCACTGGCGACGTTTATCCCTATTTTCAAATGAACGGCGAAACCGGCAGCAAATACGGTAGCGCCGGTTGGGTGAGCACCTCAGCAAGTAGCGGCACAGTAACGCGTGTAACTCAATACGAAAACATCGCTAACAGCGGTTATTGCGGACTTATGGCGTCGAGCGGCTTTACGACAGGAGCTTTTGCTGTCGCTACTATGATCGTGCCGAACTACACGGACACATCCCAATATAAAATCATGATGACTCGGGGCGCACAAGGCTCGGGATCTTTTATTGACGGAATGTCTTACGCTTTAGTTGGTGGAGTATCAACCACGTCAGCGGTAACCCAAATTGATTTACTCTCGTGGCCGCCGGGTGGCACCGACTACTACGCCAGCGGGACCTCATACATGCTCGCAGGATATAAGGCTTAAACATGGCTGACGCTATCACCCACATTTCAACAATTACCCCAAGCGGTTCAGCAAGCAACATTGAATTCACCAGTATCCCAGCAACGTATGATGATCTGTTGCTGATTGGAACACTGAAAGGCGACAGCACTACTTTTTATACGCCAGCAAGCTCCAACAACTACTTTCGGTTTGGGAACAGCAGCGCATACTGGAACGCAGCTAGCAACTACAACTACCAGATGCTTTACGACCGTTACTCCAACAGCACATTTCTTGGCTACGCAAACAACAACGCAAGTGCAGGAACATCAAACAGAATTAATGCGTGGCCGATACCCGGCTCGGCTAACGACACCAACAATCCGGCTGGATTTTGGTTGTACATCACGGCTTATCGGAACACAACGAACTCAGTGGGTATAGGTTGGCAGTTGTTTCAGGGCGCTATAAGCAATAGCACCAACGCCGAACAAATTGTGCAGTTGAACGCAGGCACGCTGCCCAACACAGGTACGATCGCCGCTCTTGACCGAATATACATTAATTGTGGTAATGGCAACTTCACGACGAGTTCCAAAGTGTCGTTGTACGGAATCTCGAACTCTTAGGAGAAGTTTATGAAACAAAGTATTGACTGCACCACGGGCGAAGTCACGATTGTGGACTACACCGATGAAGAAAAAGCAGCAGCCGTAAAAATGGCGGAAGACGCTGACAAGGATTTCACTCATATTCGTTTGTCACGCAACCAACGACTTGCTGGTACAGACTGGACGCAAGGTGCTGACTCACCTCTCACAGATGCTAAGAAAGCCGAGTGGGTTACCTACCGGCAAGAGCTTCGTGATTATCCTGCCCAATCTGACAGAGTGTCAACCTTGCCAGACTGGCCTACCCCTCCAGCTTAATATGAAATTGGTTGATGCCCCCGGCAAAATCAACACCGGACGGCCACTAAAACCATTCGGCATAGTCGTCCACCACACCGCCTCAAACCGCAACGCCAACCCCGACAACGTGGTAGCAATGTGCATTCGAGGAGTCAACAAAGTCCCCGGACCTCTATACAACTACCTCATCAAACGTGACGGCACCATCATGCAGCTCACCGCTGAAAACGTGAAAGCCAACCACGCTGGTCGAGGGATGGGTGACGTGCTTGCACGCATGAAAGCAGATCGTCCCGTGAAAGGTAACGCTGCGGCTGCGGGGAAGGTCACAGCGAATGGCTCACTTATCGGTGTGTCGTTCATTAACGACGGGCTGGGGGAAGACATTCCGCAGGAACAGATGGATGCGGCGGTAACGTTGTGCGCCTATCTGTGTTTAACGAACGGGTTTAGTCCTTTCACTCGCGTGATAGGACATAAGGAATGGTCGTCACGTAAGGTAGATCCGTCGTTTGATATGTCAGAGTTTCGTGCGATGGTCGCCCATGAAGCGAACATAGCGAAACCAGAGATCAAGTTACCGGCAGAACCCGAAGATGGTTTGGTGCCGTTCCCAGGTGTTTTGAAGAAAGGTTCACGGTCTGCTGCTGTGAAATTTGTTCAGGAACGCATAGGTGCGACCCCAGATGGTATTTTTGGGAGGAACACGAAAGCAAAACTTATGAGATGGCAGCGAGCTAAAGGGCTTGTTGCTGACGGAATCGTTGGGCCTCGTACATGGTCAGCGATGCAACTGCAAAGGAATGACATTGTTCAACCAGCGTTTTATTAAAGATTCACTCGAACGTGGAGTATCTACGTTCGCACAAGCATGGGCCGCAGCTATGGCTGTTCCTGGCCCTGATTGGGTTGATGCTCTGAAAGTCGCCGGTGTCGCTGCGCTTATCTGCATGGCGAAGGCTGTGGCTGCT